GAGGAAACCAAGCGTCGTGTTGGTGAATTGGCACAAAGAGAGTTAAACGAAATCCGCCGTATTGCATCATCAAGAGGCAAAGTCGCTGATCGTGTTGCTCAAGGTGGTAAGGTAAAGAAATCCTCATTACTTGGTGAAATATCTTTTGGTTTTGCAGGACAAAAATTCTCAGGTGGAGCAACAACACAATTTAACACCCGCAACGATACAAAGGGCAATCGTGTTGGTATTGGTGCAGCATCAGAGTTTGGATCTAAGAATTATCCGCAATTCCCAAGATGGTCTGGTCCAATGCCTAAAGGTCCGGGTTCAAGAGGATGGTTTATTTATCCTACAATTAGACACTTGCAACCAACCATTATTAAAGAGTTTGAGGAAATTATTTTGGAGATAAGAAAAGAGTTTGCAGATGGCAAGTAGAACCTTAACCCTCTCACTCGCAGCAGATATTGATAACCTTAAAAAAGGGTTAAACGATGCTGAAAAGGTAGTTAATAAATCTGCCGATCAAATTGCTGATTTTGGCAAAAAGGCTGCATTGGCATTTGCTGCTGTTGGTGCTGCTGCTGGTGCGTTTGCCATATCTGCTGCAAGAGCTGCTGCCGAGGATGAATCAGCACGCAAAAAACTTGAACAAACTATTCGATCAAACACCAAGGCAACTGAGGATCAGATTGCAGCGATCGACACATACATTACAAAACAATCAATTGCGACTGCTACCACCGATGATGTTTTAAGACCAGCGTTAAGCCGTTTAATCAGATCCACCAATGACATTACTAAAGCGCAGGAATTGCTCAATCTTGCTCAAGAAATATCAGTTGCCACAGGTAAGCCATTAGAGGCAGTCAGTAATGCCTTGGGTCGGGCTTATGATGGCAATACCACAGCCTTAGGCAAACTTGGTTTAGGTATTGATTCAGCTACTCTTAAAACTAAATCATTTGATGAAATCACAAAAGAGTTAGGCAAGACATATAACGGATTTATTGCCAATGAAGCAACCAACGCTGAATTTAAGTTCAAGCAATTAACCATTGCCCTAAACGAAACTAAAGAGCAAATTGGCGTGGCTTTATTGCCTATTGTTAAAGAATTTGCAGATTACTTACTTGCCACAGTTGTTCCCAATGTTCAAGCATTGGCTGCTGGACTAACTGGAACTGATAGCGTATCTGCCGGCATTACCGAAGCAACTCAAGGTGCTTATGAGTTTGGGCAGCAACTCAAATCAACTATATCTTTTGTAATCAGCATCAAAGATGAACTGCTAATTCTTGGAGGCATCATTGCCACAGTTTTTGTGGTCAATAAGATTCTTGCATTTGTTGCAGCAGTTCAGACATTAGTTGCAGCCATGGTTGCCCTACGCAACGCAGCAGCAGCGGCATCAGTTGCCACAGCGTTTGCAACAGGCGGAACTTCATTATTAGTTGGTGGCGCAGCAGCAGCTGTTGGTCTTGGTTCAGTAGCCATTGCAACAGGTGAAACTCCTAAGTTTGCAGGTGGCGCAGCATCAGGTAAAGGTGCTCCCGGACAAACAATTATCAATAACAACATTCAAGTTCAATCAGTTGATCCCGAAGGATCTGCTAGAGCTGTTGCCAAGGTCTTAAATGAAAGTGCATCAAGATCAGTTCCACAGCTTTACAACAGCGGGATTACTAGGGCTCGATAATGACAGTTTGGACACCAGACTGGAAACTGACTATTGCAGGAACTGATTACACAGACATTGCAATTTCAGATATAACTCATCAATCAGGTCGAAGCGATATTTACTCTCAGCCAAACCCATCTTATTTACAAATTGTTTTAGTTGCTTTATCTGGTCAAACATTGCCTTTTGCTATTAATGACAGTTTGAGTTTGCAAGTCAAGAATAGTTCTGGATCTTATGTCAATTTGTTTGGTGGAGATATAACTGACATTACTGTTGAGGTTGGTGCAACTGGGTCAGTAGCGACTGTAGTTAATTACACCATTCTAGCAATGGGATCTTTAGTTAAACTTGCCAAAGAAATCTACAACGGCACAATCTCACAGGATGAGGATGGAAACCAAATTTATGACTTGCTTTCAAGTGTATTGCTTGGATCTTGGGATGATGTTCCATCAGCTACAACTTGGGCAACTTATGATGCAACGACTACTTGGGCAAATGCTGAAAATCAAGGATTAGGCGAGATAGATCAACCTGGTCTTTACACAATGGAAAACAGAGCAGCTGAACCCGATACCATTTACAACATTGCAAGTTTTATTGCTGACAGCGCATTTGGTTATTTGTATGAGTCATCTAATGGAGATATTGGCTACGCTGATGCCGACCACAGACAGACTTACCTTTTAGCCAATGGTTATGTTGATCTAGATGCGAACCATGCTTTAGGTCAAGGATTATCGACAATTACCAGATCAGCCGATATTCGCAATGATATTTATATCAATTACGGCAATAACTTTGGATCACAGAAAACAGCAACAAGCGCAGAATCTATTGCTTTATATGGCTACAAAGCCGAAACTATAAATTCACTTTTACATTCAGCAACCGATGCTCAAGCTGTGGCAGATCGATACATTGCCCAGCGAGCCTTCCCGTTAGCAGCTTTACAATCCATCACCTTTCCAATCACCAATCCTGAAATTGATGATTCTGATAGAGATAACCTTTTAACTGTATTTATGGGTCAGCCTTTGAATATCCAAAACCTACCTACTCAGATTTCCCTAGGGGCATTTGAAGGATATGTTGAGGGTTGGTCTTGGCGCACTCGCTTTAATGAATTATTCCTGACAATCAATCTTTCGCCTGTGGCGTTTAGTCAGGTGGCTATGCGTTGGAATACAGTTCCAATTGGTGAGGCTTGGAACACTTTAAACAATACTTTGACATGGGAATACGCTACAATCGTAGCCTGATAATAGGAGAAAAATGGCAACCACTACTAACTACGGCTGGACAACACCAGATGATACAGCTCTGGTCAAAGATGGCGCAGCTGCTATTCGCACGCTCGGAACATCTGTTGATACAACAACCAAGAACTTAAATCCTGAAACAACTTTAGGAGATATTTCTTATCGATCATCAACTGCAAATGTAAATACAAGATTACCTTTAGGAACTGCTGGTCAAGTATTAAAAGTCAATTCGGGTGCAACTGCCCCTGAGTGGTCAAGTGATAACGCTGGTATGACAAACCCAATGACAACAACAGGCGACACAATTTATTCATCAAGTGGTTCAACACCTGCAAGACTTGCAATTGGATCAACTGGAAATGTTTTAACTGTTGCTGGTGGCGTTCCAACTTGGGCTGCACCTGCTGCTGGTGGAATGACTCTAATTTCAACTGCAACTCCTAGTGGTGCAACAACAGTAAGTTTTACATCTATTGCGACTACCTATAAGGAATTATTGTTAGTGTGGTCTGATTGTCAAAGCAGCACTTTTTCAACTTATTGGAGTATGACTCTAAATAATGATACTAATGGCAACTATTATGGAAGGGGAATCGGTAATGGTGCTGGTGGTGGTTTAGAAACTACCAATTTTAATGGTCATACCGCTTTTGGTAATGCTGCCAATAACGCAATAATTGGATATACAGGCTCAGGTTCAATTCAAGCGGCACATGGATATTGCCGTATATTTAATGCTAATGAAGCAGCTTTTCATACTGTTTCATATACAGGCTCAGGTAGAGGTGCAGATAGTCCAATCATAATAAATGGTTTATATGCTGATGCTACTGCTATTACAAGAATAGATTTAATAAGAAGTTCATCACAAACACTTACTGGCACTATTAGATTGTATGGGTTATCATAATGAAATATGAAATAGATACTACTACAAATGAAATCATTGTAAGAGAAATGACTAAACAAGAAACAGATCAAGATTTGAAATATCAAAAATTATGTTCTAATAATATGAATAAAATTATAAAAGAAGCTGAAGCAAAAGTAGCAGCACGCCAAGCCATTGCTGAACGCCTAGGTTTGACAGCTGATGAACTTGAAGTTTTGCTTGGCTAATGAAACCTTGGCTATCAAAATCTGCTGTTCAATTTAGAGAGCAAGTAGATGATTCCTTCCCCGACAGGGATCGCAAAAGTGATGGATGGCTTGCTTCTTTGGAGCATAGAATGCGATCAGCAAAATCCGATCACAACCC